CGGTGTGATGGCAATCAATAAAGGTTTCATATCTTCTATGGATGCGGAGATACGGACAAGAGACCATGGTCTGATGAAAGGGCAATATATTTTTACTCTTGATAACTACCATGCGAATCCTGATGTGATAGATAATAATGTAAGCGAAGTGCCACAAGAGCATAAGAGTCATAATTGTATCCAACTAGAGAATGGACAGTATGCATTGTATCCTAACAACAGGATGCGTCTGTATGACCTCTCTATCACTCCACAACATCCTAAGACACCAGACTTTAAGGTTTCTACCATAGAGTATCAGGTCGAGAACGGGACTGAGTGGGGGCGGTTAGGAGATACCGATGATTATTTCTGGGAAACACCTAAGGAGAAAACAAATGGTAATTAAAGTAGACAAATCTGAAGAAT